CGTTCTCTACCAGTAAACTCTTTGTCTTTGTATTCATCACCGAGAATTCTAACATCGATACTATACATCTCTAATATGTCAGTAAGATCATCCTCTGTAGCATATACAACTATCTCATCAACATATCTGATAGCCGCAAGTTGTGTATATCGCTCAACGATTGTTTGTATAGGTGAGTTCTTCTCTGGTCGATCCGTAGAAGGGTCGATCTGTAATCCACATATCAAGTAATCACATTGCTCTTTAGCTTCTCGTAACATAGCAACATGACCTGCATGTAATAAGTCGAACGTAGATGCCGTAAAGCCAACTATTGTTCTTGTCTCAGTAGGTCCCATGTTTCTCTCCAATTCTTAACATTATAAAATTTACTATTGTCTCTCTTTGATATAGCTTGCGAAATCGTGTAGTCATTACCACCTTTCTCACACATATCACCTATAAAGCATAGTATAGCAGGTTTATCGTAGTCTGTCAAGACCTGTTCTTTACCAGAGTTTAGTGGGTAGATATCTATGCCAGTTTCACCTGCGACACTAGCAGTCAAATACGGGTAGTGTTGATTGAACATATCAGCGATGTGTCCACGCTCCATATGAAGTCCTTCGTATTCGGTATACCACTTGCGCTGTTCTGTGTTTGCATTACGACCCACGATACTGAAGTTTACCATACCTGGACGATGCTCGATATGATTGCCAGTGCGTATGCCAAAGCCACTCTGCTCTAACTTCTCTTCTAAGAAATATTGTGCTAACTTAGGCAGTTTCCAGTCATTAGTTCTGATGTTATTATCACCTTCCCAAACATCATTACCAGAACACTGATACACACGCTTACACTTGAAATATATGTAATCGCCAACTTGCTCAATAGTCTTAGCCCTATCGCTACCCGTAACTAAGCATACATGGTTGTTCTCAACAAATTTAGAGAACCAAACACCAAACTCAGCATCAATTCTGCCTCTGCTCGGTGTTAAAGTTCCGTCCACATCAAATAGATAGATCACGCTTTATACTCTCAATTTCATCTTTTAGTTTCAGTTTATCAACTTTCATTTTAACGATGTAATGGTCTGGTGCCTTCTCTGCTTCGGCAGCCTCAATGATAGCATGTTGATGCTTATGCTTTCGCTCTAATGATTCAAGTCTAGCCTCTATCGACATATCTGTCCTTTCTATTATGTTGCAATCCTACTGAAGTTCTTTACTTTCTCAAACTTGATGACACTGTGGAATTTATCAAACAACTGGTCACCCTTGTGACTGATAATAAAGATATTGGAGTCAGCCGAGAGTTCTTCGATTATCTTAAGAAACTCTTCTGTACCAGAGGTGTCCAATGATGAATCCATTATCTCATCCATAATCAATAGATTAGTCGATACAGAGTTGCGTAACTTAGAAACTGCTCTCCAAGTAAACAGCAACGCTAAATCGATACGCAACTTCTCACCTTCAGAGAAAGATGCATACGAAAACTCATCACGAAATCTAGACTTGATCGTCTCGTTGAAGTTCTCATCTAATTCAAACTGAACAAAGAAGTCCATAGCTGATAGATACTTTCCGATCAACTTATTCATAACAGGTACATACTGCTTAATGATCCGTGTTTTGATACCACCATCCTTCAGCATAGACGAAACTATACTTAGGGTTTCTTTATCATCAAACAATTGTGTTTGGCTCTTATGATGATCGGCAAGCTGAGTCTCTTGATCTTTGATCTCATTACTATCAATAGCAGTGACTTCACTCTCAGCTTCGTCTAACTCAGTCGTAATGTGTCTACACGAGTTAAGAGCCATCTTATGATTTGCTCTATGACCACTAGCGTCAAGATTCTTAGAGTTAATATCGTCTTCGACAAGATCGATCTCCTTAAGACGCTCTTCTACTTTTAGACCTCTATGTCCAAGTTCTGTCCTTGCCACTTCGATTTCTTGTGCTTTCGAAGAATTACCGCTAACGGTGTCGGTCTTGAAGTCGTGTTCGATGCCCTGCTTGCAAGTTGGGCAGTTGTCATTGTGTTCGTAGAAGTCGATTTCTTTTCGCAGGGACTTGAGTTTGCTGGATAATTCTCCATCTAATGTCTGTAGCTCCTCTAATTTTTTCTTAGTAACACCCTTGTCGGAGATACCCTTAGTCAACCCCTCTATATCGTCTAGAATAGTATCAATGACAGCCTGTTCGCTTTCGATAAACGCAATTTGTTCACGTAGCTTCTCTTTAAGCTTAGACACTTCACCCTGCTTAATCTCACGAATGGAATCATTGTGCTTCTTGGATGAATCTATTCTATTCTTAAGTAAATCGATCTGGTACTTTATCTCAGTGATCTCAGTCTTGTTAGCAGTAAGCCTATCTTTGAGTAACGTATTCATCACAGTAAAGATTTGGATATCTAGCAAGTCTTCGATAACATCTCTTCTCTCACCAGCACGTAACTGCATGAACGGAACAAATGTACTAGCACCTAGAACAACAACTTGACCAAAAGACTTATAGTTTAACTTAAGGATACTCTCCTCTAGATAAGCTTGATAGTCTCGGGCAGCCGCATCTTGATTCATTAACTCATCGTTCTTCCAAATCTCAAAGAAGTTTGGCTTGATGCCACGCTTAATAACATACTTAGCACCACTTATGGTAAAGTACGCTTCGACTTCTAGACCCTTACCGTTGATGGAGTTAAGTAGTTGGTTTTTCTTAATAGTACGAAACGCCTTACCGTATAACGCAAACGTCAATGCGTCTAGCATAGTTGACTTACCTGCACCATTGTCACCAATAACAAGAGTTGATTTACTCCTGTTTAGTTGTACTTCGGTCCAAGCATTACCAGTCGATAATATATTTTTATATCGAACTCTCTCAAACAAAATCATAAATCAATCGCCTCTTTATACAGATCATCTAAAACTCTTTCAACTTTAGACTTATCACCAGTAAACTCTAGGTTCTGAACATACTGCTTCAGAATGGTTAGAGTATCTTGCGCCTCATCAACCAACTCGCTTTCATCTATAACATCAAGGTTCATGTGATCTTCTACGACTTTGATGTCGCATGGAGCAGATGCTTGAAGCCTATCTAAGAATAGGTCAAAGATGTAAGGATTACTTTTATTAGATACTATAACTTTAATAAAGGTGTTTGTCAAGTTAGTAGTGTCGAGATGGGCAACATCTTCTATAGTCATGTCTGTATCATTGTATACAATCTTATGGAACAGACTGAACGGGTTACGAACATATTCCATTGTGCGAGATTCGGTATCAAACACACTAAAGCCACGCTTCTGGTCATGATCCGACCAAGTCATTTCGTACTGTGCGCCTAGATATGAGATATTACCTATTGATGATGGCTGGTGGAAGTGACCAGAATAAACTGAGTCGAACTTAGCAAACGTGTTGCGGTCCATACCATGATCACATAGATGACCTTTATCCATCTCGTAGCCAGTGATCTCAAAGTGTCCCATAAGAATTTGCGCTTTGGTGTCAGCCATAGCTTTCATAGACATATCATAGTTCTCTGCACATAGCCATGGAGCAAGCATAATCTTACAACCGTCCATGTCCAACTCTACTGGTTTTTCCCAATATAGATGTAAGTTCTGATGACTTGTATTACCGTACAATTGGTTAAGACTATTTACATCATTAGTGTTCTTGAAGTAAGTGTCATGATTCCCGGCTATCATATACAGTTCAATGCCTTCGTCTGCACAGACTTTCATGAAGTGATCTTCAAGATTTTTAGCTGTAACGAAGTTGATATATTTCGTCTGTCTGTAACATCTCCCAAGTGAAATACTGTAGTTATCCCATTCTCACGTAGGTGTGGGAAGAATACTTCACGGTAAAACTTTATCTGATGATCAGCAATGGCAGTGTTATCATTACGTGCGCCCCAATGCGTATCGTTCAGGATTGCAATCTTCATGCTCTAGTCCTCTTTTTTAGGATCTTCGTCAATAAACTTCTCTAGACCCTTCTTGGCTTTCACTTGTTGCTTCTTCTTGTCTTCCATCTTCTTCTCATACGTCCTAACGAAGTCATTCATGTAGTCGTTATTGAGATCGATGTAAGCTGGTTCACCAGAAGCATCGTCTGCACCATCAGTAGCAGTACCCGTCATAACAGAATTCTCTGTGACTTTATGCTTGATGTAGAGTTGCTTCTTCTCTTTATCGATACGTCTTAAGAAAGCGTACCAGATAATCTGTGTAAAGTATGCAAATGGATTGTGTGATTTCTCTGGATCAAAATTACCTAGTGCTTGAATAGCATTCTCTAGACCATCACTAATCATCTCATCTTTGTATGAGTAGCCAGAAAAGTTTGGCTTAGATGCTAGTCTGGTGGATATCTGGTAGATACAGTGACCAATATAGTTTGGAATCTGTGGTCTTTTATCACCTGAGTCCTCTGCTTCGTTGCACAATTTCTTGTACGCTACGATAGCTTCCAGAAACTCTGGGTTGTTTACGTAATTTCGTGTCGCTCGTTTAGCCATCAATCACCTCACCTTTTATAACTTATTTACTATAGTATATACAAAAACGTACCGTTTGTCAAGACATTATTAATTTATATTTTATTGAAATAGTACTAGAAAAGACTTGACATGGCTGTGGAATCGTGTATAATAGAGCTATGCTCTCAGCAATAGAACTAATGTTTAACACTAGACTTAGATTCAATTAACGCTGTGAACACATCTTCTATCGTAGTAGCATCATCATCAGCTAGATTGTCTTCTAGGTTGTAACTATCTTCAGACTGGAGATCATGTAGTCTCGCAACAAACGTGTCATAGTACTCTGTAGCTTTCTCATTTGCTTTTCCTAAGAACAGGACGTCCTTCTTTTTAAGAGAAACTGAGTTCTCTTCCGATAGTAACATCCAACTCTTAGCAAAGAATCCGTGTACTGGGTGAATTCGTACTTGTACAGGGTTCTCGATACTAATCTGATCATCGTCTTCTGATATAGAATTAGCTATCAAGTCTTCACCGTTACTCATTTTGATATGAATCAACATAATTTATCCTTTAATACTAACATTATATATACGATACTCAAACCCCTCATCATTGTATATCTTAACTCTTTCAATGAAGTGCTTGACTGCAAAGTTCTTGTTTGACTTCCATTGTAGATCATCTACTATGTCGTAAAGCGTAGCTTTACTATTATTATTACTCTTCCGAAGTACTCTACCTATTGACTGCAAGTTTCTTATTTTGGACTTAGACGGACTAGCAAATATAATATTATCCAAACGCTTAATGTTAACACCAGTACTAAAGGTACCATAACTAGCGAGAATGATATTATCATCATTAGTCTCAGCGAGTCTCCTAACTTCTTCACGATCCTCTGCACTGATTCCCCCATAGATGAAATGAACATGCTTGCCTTCTTTCTCAAGCATAGGTAATAGGACTTTACCGTGCTTTTCAACGAACTGAAACAGGATAAGAGTATTACCATGCAGAGAGTGAGCAAGATTACGAATATATTTGTTTCTCGATTCATTAGTAACTATCCAGTCGATTTCTTCTTGATAGGTCTTACCTTTATTCAGCTTTCTAACTGCGTCTGGATACTGTAGAGTGATTGCTGTAATTCCAAACTCTGCGAGTGTGTTATCTTCTATCAGCTTCTTTGTAGTGGTTACTTCATACACTGCACCGAACAAACCTTCAAGCACCAACTTATGCGTCTGTGATCCGTCAAGTGTTCCTGTAAATCCATAGCGATACTTACAATCAATCATTTTCTCTAATACAGATATCAAAGACTTAGCTTTAAATAGGTGAGCCTCATCTCCTACGACCACATCGAATTTCTCATACCAATCTTTCTTTAACTTGTAAATAGATTGCCATGTTGTGATAGTGATCTCAGCGTCAACGTTCTTATCAATGCCGCCTCTGATCTTATGTATATCTAATGGATTACCGTTATTATATTCGATGAAATCAGAAGCCATTTGCTCTACAAGTGATGTCGTAGGTACGACAATGATAGTCTTTCTACCCTGTGCCATATGAAAACGTGTTAACATGTAGATGATAAAGGATTTACCAGATGCGGTTGGTGACAGCATCAACGCCCTATCTCGTTTAAGTGCGTGTACTACAGCTTCGTTCTGGTACTCTCTAGGCACAAAAGTCGATTCAAACTCTTTAGCTAACTGCATTCCTGAGTCATCGGGCACATCATTTATCTCATACGTACCAGGGCTAACCTCTACAGGATAATCTCGCATGTTACAGAACTTTAGAATACGTGGAACGAGACCAGCATATATCATGCCCGTCATAGCATTAAACAATCTTATCTTGCCATCCCAAACTTTGTTACGTACAGAAGGTATGAACTTAGCACCTGGTACTTCAAACTCGAAGTGTCCAGATAGCTCCATCTTAATGCCTGGTTCACAGCTTACTCTAACGTAAACATCGTTTACTCGTTCTATTAATACATTATCCATTAGCCACCAACTCTAAATCTCTCCCAGTCTATAATGCTCTTTATTTGAAAGCCTCTGTTACCTATCATCTTAATGATGGCTTCTAAGTATTCCACTTTTTGTTCTTGTTCACCGATACGCAACCCAGCCTCGATCAGATCATTGTCTGCTTCGATGTATGTTGGTATGTCTTGTCTCAGAATTTTAAGGGGTTGAGGTTCCCAGCCATACTGCTTCAGCTCGGATACATCTAGGTCACCCTTGTAGTATTCCATCTTGAGCATCTTTAGCTTTTTGTATTCCGCTTTCATCTTACGTAGGAAATGACCTTCTCCCATATAAAATTTGAAATACTTATTGTGCAGTTTTGGTGTGTTCGAGGCTTCGCTCGATATGTTGATTGCATTGATTGGACCATCTTTGTCCCATTCTGCAATAATATTCTCTAGTTTCATTCATCTCTCCATAATTTAAGTATCGTTCTGCGATCATATCACAGGTAGTTAGTATTGTCAACTCATCATATTATCTTTATAGAATAATCACTGTATTTAAAAGTTATATCAAAATTTGGTGGTGTAACATCCGCATCAGTAGTATTTAGCTGTATGCTACCAACGGCTACTGGAAACATATCTTTAAAGACTATCTCTATATTCGGATTCTTGTTACTATCTAATACGATCAAAGTACCATCAGACGTTACGCCTGAACCTTCAGGATTGAGTCGTGAAGATGATGCCACTTGTGGCGAGTTAAGTGCCGCATATCCTGTAAAGCTTTCAGGTCTAGTAATAGCTTCTAGCCAGCTCAAGGACTCTTTAAACGATAGCATATTTTCGTCTGCTATAATCTGTAGTGTAAGGTCTTCATAGACTAGCGTATCACCTGGTGTATAGATCGACTTAAATGGAGTCATTCTTTCTGCGTATCCAGAGTTAACTCCAGGAATGTTTACCTGCTGTACGTAAAATTCAACATTCGGCAATCTATTGATTACGAATTTGAACTCGACTGATGATAGAAAGTTATTTGTAGCCATGTTCTTCTCCCACGTTTATTCTATTATTTATATACAAAAAAAAGAGCAAAAAAAAGAGGCTCCGAAGAGCCTCTTAAAGTCAGGTTGGGTTGACCCCAATCTTATTTTTATAGCAAGTTAGTAACTGCTGTACGACGGTAGTAAACGTTATCGTTGGCAGTAAGTGCGCCTGAGCGAACTGTAGCACCACCAGCGAATGGGTTAGCAACCATGCCGTAACGAGTCTTGAATCCAAGCTTAGATTGGAAGCTATTCTCGCCAACTGCACGAACCATTTGTAATGGCACGTATGGGCAATAGAAGAGACCAGCATCGAATGTGCTAGAACCTTTATAACCAACTACCATGTAGTTAGCACCGGCGTATGGATCGATATACACTTTGAAGCGACCGTTCAGAACACCAGCAAACGTGTTGCCTGTGTCATCTGGGCTCAAGTTGTTGCTATTCAAAGCAGGAGCATAGTCAAGAACGCCTGCCATTTGAAGTGCAGATGCAACATCAGATGAACATACGATCAAGTTACCTTTGCCTCGACGGGTGTCTTTAGCAATTTGGTTAGCTTCTTTTTCGATTTGGAACATGAGACCTTTAAACTTCTCTACGCTCCAACGGCCGTTAGCATCAACGTCTAAGTTGAATGTACCAGCAGTAGCAGTACCAGTCTGTGATCCAGCTTTACTTGTTACATAAACCGTACGAATTACTTCACGGTTAATTTCAGCAAGCAATTCAGCAGACAACATGTTAGCTAACTCAGTCTCAGCATCCAAACCATGGATAGCTTTAAGGTCTTGAGCAAGTTCAGTTGTGTACTCTGCTTTCAAAGCACGTGACTTAGCTGTTACAGATACTTTCTCGATAGCGAAAGACATTTGAGCGAACTCAGCAGCCGAACCATCACCAAGAGCTTCTGCATCAGCAGTAGCAAAACCAGAACCAGTTGTTTCTGAGCCAGCACCCAATGCGTTAGCATGAGTTCCAGTACCAGAATAATCTGAATCGGATTCGGTGTAGAAAGCTTCTGGCTTACCGCCAGTGTCTTCGTACTTAGTACGCATTGCGAAGATAAGTCCAGTAGGACCAGTCATTGGCTGAACGCCAGCAATGTCATATGCAACCAAGTTAGGCATTGCACGGCGTACTAGAGAGATCAGTACGGGATCATATTTAGCCATATCAGCACTAGAGTTAGCAGGTGCGGCTTCAAGCAATGATGTAGGTGCATATCCACCTTCTTCAATCATAGCTGTTTCAGTGTTCTCCAATAGAGTTGCTGTAACAGCACTTCTGTGAGAGTCTTGGATACCCGGTAGAGCAGTATGCTCTAGGATGGGCTTCCACTTGTTCATCAGTTCTTCATTTCTCATTTTGTGGTTCTCCTTTTTTGAGATTTTACTTAGTAGTATTTATATAATAATTATTTGGCAAAGCGGTTTAAAGAATCTGCATAGGCAGCAACGTTCGGATTAGAACTAATTACTGGCTTAACGTCATCCGCAATCTCTTCATTAAGAAGATCAGTTTCATCTTCAGATACAACAGGAGCAGATTCGGTAAAGTAGTTGTCACGAATAGCAACAAGTTTCTTACTGTAGTCTTCTACTGTATCATAAGATACGCCTTCTGAGAGAACACGCAACTTGTCTGCTTGTGTGTCAGTTAGATCCTCAGAAATTCCTTTGAAGGCAACTTCAAGGTCGGCTTGTGTCTTAGCTTCACGAACTTCAATCATTTGCTCAACGATCTCGTTATATTTAGTAGTAGACTCTTCGAGCTTTCCTTCTAAATCAGCAACGATATCTTTTTGCTCATCATCGATTTCCATGTTGTGTTCAACAACAAGACCCTTGATGCCAGTTAATAGTGATTCAGCGACTTCAACTTTGATGTTGCTTTCGATTTGAACCTGATTGTCATCCATCCAACCCTCTACAACGTAGTCGAGATAGGCGTCAACTTTTTCTACCAACTCATCAACAGCAACGTTTACTTGTTCCTGTAGATCACTTTCAAACTTTTCTTCAAGTGTAGCAGTTTCAGCTAACACTTTTTCATGTACTGCGGCTTCGAAAATAGCAATAGTTTGCATTTTGAAGTCTTCAGATAAATCTGATCCTTCAAACATACGCTCAACAGCTTCTTTCATACCTACATCGTTTTTTCCTTGAGGGGTTTTGACATCATCTTCGACATCATCAGCTTTTGCATCAGCGGCTTTCTTAAGATCACCCTTGCGCTTTTTCACTGAACCACCTGTGGGAGTAACAGCATCGGCTGCAACAGAATCTTCGCCCGTAGCTTTCGCTTCATCTAGGTCTAGATTCTTTTCTAGTTCTTCACTCATTTTGACTTCTCCTTTTATAAGTAGTGTGTTCATTTAGTATTATTTATAAAAATCATGTGTTACGCTTTTAGCGCAAAGACCTTACAAACCTTTCAAATAGAGCGGCAGCTTTCACCTCTAGCTCCTTCGTAGATACTCTTGCGGTATCTCTAATTTCTTCTTCGATTTGGTCAAAAGCTTGCGCTGAAGTCCATGAAGAAGAAGCAACATCATATATCCATTCTACCCCTTCCATAACACCCTTTACGAATGCGTCAGGAGCAGACGGGTCTGCAACGATGTCTCCGGCAGTTGCAAGCATAAAGTCATCTTGCACTTCCATGATTCCGTTCTTATTCTGTTTAATTGATCCCATGCCACGTGACGAAATACCAACTAGTCCGCCTTCATCGATAATATTCTTAACGATTTTGCCCATAGGGGTTTCCATAATCTTAGCACGACCAACAATGTTCGAACCGTCTTGCTTTAATTCAGTGAACATGTGTGATACACGATCTAGATTAATAGTTGGTCCTGCTGGGTGTCCTAATTCGCCATATGCACGATTTTTCGCAACATATGATTCATTATATCTCTTCATCTCTTTTACGAGAACTCTTGAAGGATACATGCGACCATTTCTGTTTTTGATATCACCTTGCATGATGATACCTTCGATGAAGTAATTCTTACCTTTACCGTCTTCTGAGGCTTCAGTAATATAGTGTACGTCTTCAACGAGTTCTTTAATTAATAATGACATTCTTCCTCCCTTATCTGTAAACGACTGGTGTATATGAGATATTGGCGGTAGGTGTAATAGTTTGTCCAAGTTGCTTCTCAATGGTTACAGTCTCGCCAACATGCATCTTAAAGCTATATGTTAGGCCAGCTTCACGATTAACTGTGACATTTCCATTGACCGTCTGGTTAGTTGCCGCACTTGCACCAATAACAATTGTATTAAATCCACTAGATCCTTCGTTAAAAATCCGGACTCTAGTAGCTGTAGTGCCTGTATGACCGGCGGCGCTTGTTGCGTTTGCTGCCAATGCGACTAATACGCTTGTTCCTCTGATTACGCTAGACATATTATTTCCCCGCACTCATGGCAAATTGCACCATCTTCATGAAGTTATTCTTATCGTCTAACATGCCTTCGACTTTCTTTTTGTTCGCACCGCTAAGTTGCTTGTGCATAGAAACGATCATTGATGCAGTAGTTAAGTCAACTTTCTGCTTCTTACCGTCTTTAAACTTTACAGCTTTCATAGATTTTGTCTTTACGATGTCTTGTAAATCAGCTAGAACGCCTTCAGTAATCTCTTCAGAAACTTCCTCGGAAACTTCTTCGTCTTTCATTGCCATCTTAGTAGCAGTTGCATACATAACGTCTTTAGCTTTGTCGCCGTAACGAGATTTGAATTCGCTCATTTTGGCTTTCAAAGACATTACAATTTCTTCACGCTTCTTTTCCTGCTCAGGAGTCATTTCTGATTCAGAAGCTTCGTACACTTCTTTATCTTGACCCTCTTCACGATCTGCATCACGCTTCTTTTTCTTTTTACCCTTGATGTCTCCAGAAAACTGGTCATCAGGTGCGACTGGATGGTCTTGCTTGGATACAATATGTTTGTCTAAAAAGTTTTGTTCATCCGGAGACTTAGGCTTATCAGCCGTCTCTGCAAGCATGTCCTTAAAGCTTTTCATGTTAGCCCCTTACTCTTCTGTTTCAGCATCAGCTTCAACAGAAACTTCTTCTGGTGAAAACATTGATGTATATTTGGTTTCGATAGCAGACATCATCTTGTCCGACATAATATCGCCGAAAGCGGACTCAAACCCTGTTGCGTCTTTGTCTTGTGCTTTCTGTATCAATTCTTTTACACTCATTTACTATCTCCTTTATTATATAATGTTATTTATATTCTTTCATAACTGTTGTTTAAATATCTAAATCGTCTGCGTCATTATCGTCTCCGAGGGCTTTTTCCGCATCTGCCGCGGCTTTGTCCTCTGCTTCGACTGCTTCTTTCATCTTCTCGATATCATCTTCAGTCATTTGAAGTACATTCTTACGTACCCAATCACTGGAGTAGTATTTACCTACATACTCATCAATATCTCTTAGAACACCTAGACGCTCTCTTAATATCTCACTAGACTTCAACTCTTCAAAATGATTATCACTCATGAAGTCATAACGAACTAGAGATTGTATCTCTGGCCATTCTTCTGGAGTAATAATTCCTTTTAGAATTAATTGCTTCTCAAGTATCTTATCAAACAACGTAGAAAATCTAGTTCTTAATCTGTTAACGAACTTAGCAAACTTGATCTCATCTCGTGAAATCTCACTCGCTCTACCTAGAGAGAAACCTGCATCAGTCTCCATTCTAGAAATAGGCACGTTCAATGACTTAAACAAACGCTTCTGGAAGTATAATACATCGTCTAGTTCACCTAGATTTTGTCCACCAGGTAGTGTCGTAATTTCAGTACCTCTACCACCTTCTCTTCGTGGTAACCAGAAATCATCTGTCATAGACATATGTCTGCGGTCATCTTTTACGTCACCAGTTGCCATGTCATAAACCATGCGGTTCTTATGCTTGGTCATCATATCACGTAGATATTGCTCTGCTTTAAGCTTAGGCAAATTACCCACATCAATATAAAAAATTCTTCTTTCAGGCGCTCTTGAAATCCTATAGATAACAACTGCGTCTTCCATCATTCTCAACTGATTCAAAGGCTTATATGCTTTATGCATATGAGATAGAACTAATGTGCTAGTCTCATTAAGTAACCCAGAATTAGCAGTAACAATCGAATCTTTAGCGATCTTAAGGCCGTTCATTGCAGTGTTGCCTTGGGTTTGCTGTTGCTGTGCCCCTGCAATTCCTGCCATGTTATTAAAGCCCTTCTCACTATAGATAAAGTACTCATTCTTAACTTTTTTAGCGACAAGTTGATTTTCGTTATTGCTACCAACTTTTTCTTTTTCGAACTCACGAACTTTACGAATCTTTCGTGGATCAATGTAACGTAGTTCTTGTATGCCTTTACGTGGTGCTGTAGTATCGATCATCACGTGGTAGTTAAGTCTTCCATCAACGTACCATTTCTGAAACGTTTCGTATCCGTTATTAGAGAAATCTAGCAGTTTTAACACTGTATCGAACTCTTCTCTAATCTTCTTCTTAATACCGTCAGATAAATCTACATCATCTGTAATACATTCAACGACTTTTGCATCGTGGGATATACATATAGCTTCGTTAACGATGTCATCGACTGCTTGAGAAACCTCAGGCTGTTGTAACATAGTCCTATACTTCTGGACCAATTCAGCTTCAGATTTAGCCGTTCCATCCATATCCAAAAAGCTACTGACACCAGTACCTGTTGCGGCAATATTTACTGAGCCGTCTTCCTCATTTGCTTGAACGAAAGAAGGTATGTTGTTATTACCTTCTGCCTTTCTCTTTATCTGAAATCCAAATAGTTCCATAGTTTATCCTTTAATAAAGGGAGAGCATAACCCTCCCCTAATCTAGTTGCTCAATTAAGCGTTAGTGCCGCCAGTACCAGTAATACCACCGTCAACGTTCCACCAATCATACTGGAATGTAACATCGAATCTTTCGATATCGTCTGTAGTATTCCAATCCATTGTGATTGCTCCAACCGAAGTTGGGAAGATACCGTTGAAGTTGTACACTCGTAGGGGTACGCCAGTTTTCGAGTACTGAGTAATCTGTGCTTGTGACTTATACTCAGAACTTGATGCTGTTGCTAACTGCCTTGTGTTGCCTTCATGAGCGTTGATTGAAGCCATCCAGTTTTCCATCGCATTGCGAATTAGGAAGTCTTCATCGTTCATGATAGTAACAGTCCATTCTGCGAATGTTCTGTCACCAGCCACTTTTACTTTACGACCGAAATACGGGATCTCGATTGTTCCCAGGGTACTCTCTGGTATTGCTGCCGCCTGAACCATGAAGGGTGTCTTAAGATCAGCTATCGCATTTACAGGGTTTGTAATCTGTACTTGAAATAGTGACGCTTTAGCGCCTCCAAAGGTCAATTGGCTTTTGATTTCGTTAATGTTGAAAGCCATTATTCATTTCTCCTTTGAATTAGTATTTATTAGAACTGTCCAACGACTTCTGTGAACTCTACGCCCGATCTAACCGCAACGAAGTTCAACTGAATGAAGTTGATAGAACGTGCTGGCTTAATGTAAATGTCACCAACAAACTTATTAGAGTCTACGACTGCGGCTGTGTTGTTTGTTGCATCAACTACAACTCTGAAGTCATAAATTCCACGTCTACCTTGAACATCTCGTAAAAAGGGCTCAACTAAGTTCTTAAACTGCGCTCTTGTGAATTCGTCATTGAATTCGAACAGAGTAGACTTAGCGGCTATGCCGATTGCCTTCTCTAGTACAATGAACAATCTACGAACGTTAATTCGATCAAATGCAGATGCTACACCAGCGTTAGTCTTATCACCGAATAATACAGTTCCTTGACCTGGCTGAGTAATAACTGGGTTAACGTTGTTCTTATATAGTAAATCTCTCTGGGCTTTGGCTGGGTTAAGCTGTAGCTTGACTACGTTCTTAACTTGACCTCTGTTATAACCAGCAGGTGAGAACCAAGGGTCTCTAACATCGTCTGTTCTTGCACAGATGCCTGCGATATCACCGTTAAGTGGGATCCAACGATATACATCAGCATACTTATCGTACTGATATTTATATCCGCTGTCAATGACTGCGAAAGTTGTGGCAGATATAGCCCCTGCGAATGTTACCATCTGTGCTGGTGTGATGTCGCCTATTGCAGGAGATACGAATAATACGCAATCCTTACGAACTTCACAAACGTTAGCAATGATGTAATTAGCAAGAGTTGTACCGATTGCCTTACCTTGTAGAATCAAAGAGATATCTACATCAGCAGGATCTTTGTACAAGTCATATCCAGGAGCAACAGTAGCTAGAGTTACGTGGGCTTCATCAGCGCCTTCTACTCCGCCTGTGAGTGTTGCAGAACCGTATGTGATTCCAGCAGCCGCAAGAAGAACACTCTGAGCAACTGTTACAGCAACCCAATTAGAATGTTGATGCAATACATCGTGAATATAGTTTGTAGAACCATCTGTCTTTTTAGCAGTAGATACGCAGTTGACGTTTTCCCATCTTTCGATGATTGTTCCAACAGTACCAGAAATCTTGCCATCAGTATCTCTGACAACTAAGTGAATTCCACCACTTGTTGGTCCTGCATCAAATAGATCAGCATCGCCCCATTGAGACTTGAACTGAGCGGCATATGCTGTGTGATTGTTGTAAGCAGTTTTGAATGTGATTACTTGTGCAAAAGTTCCTCCAGTAGCAGTAGCAGTTGCTAAAGAAATTACTTCTAATAGCGTACCGTCTGAAAGTACTACATTGTCTCCAACTGATAAGAACGTAGATGCTCCAGCAGATGAAGGCAAGGCCGCAATTGATCCTGTAGTCGCAAAAGGTGCAATTGTGATTGTGTATGCACGAGTAACAGCATCAAAGTTTCCATCAGTACAATGAGATACTTTAATAGAGTTACCTAAAAGACCTTTATATTTTGCATTAATGTTTGTGCTTGTAGCAACAGCGGCTGTTCCATCACATACACGTGTTACGTATAACGCATCACTGTATGCTAAAAAGTTAGCGGCTGTGTACCATGTTTCATGGTTTGTCCATGACTGTGTTAAGGCAGCATTAGTGTAGTAGTTAGCTGGTTCGCCGAAACGACTAACTAAATCCTTTTCTGATGATACTAGTATGCGTTGATTTTCTGGGCCCCAACGAAATACGCCCGCAATAGCGCCCTCAGTGGTCGATACAGCAGGAACGACATTTGTTAGGTCGATTTCGCTTATGTTAACGCCTGGACTTGTTTGAAAAGCCATCTCTTATTTCTCCTTGTTTATTTTGTAAGTTATAAACTTCTTTATTCTCTTTATATTTATAAAAACAGTGATTCACCATATTAGTGAAAATTCCACTGTTCTCCAAACTGTTCTTCGCTGATATCCTCATCATACGTATTGAAACCGATTGGCAGAAGGCTTTCCATTAGTTCTTCTTCATTCCTTGATCTCAGTCTATCGATAGTATTTATATCTGTGACTTCTTTGAAAAACGCTTGATCTGACATCCAAGCAAATAATACTAAGCACATCACCAAGTCATCGTGACAACCGGATTCTGCTTCGTATGAGTTTGCCTTTCTAGAGAACGTAGATAGTTCGTTTATTGTTTGGAAATCGTGTATCCTAAGTTGATCTTGTTCTATCAACATCTTTAGCATGTTACATCCAACTTGCTTGACCGACTTAGTTGTACGAACTCCCTTATCTGAACCTTTTTTGAATCCAGTAGATATTCTTTTTCCTGACCTTCCAGCTGACTCGGTAAACATTAAGGTCTCTACTTCAAATTCGTAATGAAGTATTTCTGAGACTTGCTCACCTATATCATTTATTTCTATAAGAGTGTACGCTTCATTGTACCTCTGTATACATCTATATATGATTTCAGCGTAGTCGATTGGTGTGACAGTATTGTCTCTATACACACATACTTGATTGTATGGCATCTCAGTAACGTCTATTATTTGAAACGCAGAATAGTCTAATCCTTTGCCTCTAGATACATCGACTACGATGACGTACACTCTATCTTTCTCTGGTTGAGCATAGACTTTCATGTGAGAATTCTCAGCCACAGGCTTTACATCAACTAGAGTTTTAAGTTTAGATCCTTCTATTAGTGTTCCAGAACTACCTAAGAAGTTGCACTCGAATTCTTGAGAGAATTTCTGTGTGTCGAAATCCATAGCCTGTAGAGTTTCTTTCTTCCAAGCTTCGTCACGACCAGGTACTTTATTCCAAGGCACTTCGATATATACGTATCCGTTAATATCTTCTTTAGCACCCATACAAGTTTTGTAGAAGTGATTTAGACCATTAGGCGTAGATGTGAATAATATCTTAGTTGTGTTACCAGACGAAATAGTTGGGAATACAGAAGCAAAGAACTCGTCCCAGTTCTCTACAAAAGCCGTCTCATCGATATAAAGAAACGATATAGACTTACCTCGAATAGCAGAACTTGATGTACTTCCTGCAATGATCTTACAACCGTTTTCAAACTCAACACTTCCTTTGTTCCATTCTATCACACCTTGCTGTAGCCATTTCGGTAAAGCTTCATATGCAATTTTAATTCTATCTAAAATCTCACGAGCGGCATCACCTTTGTTGGCTAAAAGCGCACATGTTTTGTAATCGTTAAATAATACATAGTGTAGTATAACTGCAACAGCGGTAGTTGTTTTACCAGCCTGTCGAGATGTGTTTACTGTAACTCGCCTGTTATGTGTGATAGCTTCGCAGATATCCTTTTGATAATCATACATCTTGATTGGAATCAAGCCATGATCTACGTGTACAATTTGTATGTACTTCTCAGAAAAATATATGGGATCTTTTGCACATTTTAGAAACTCAGCAACCATGTCCTGAGAGAACTCGATTGGAGTTCCTTTACGTTTTAGATTAACGTTGCCATTATATCCACGTTCTACTATACTACTCACCTTTACGCATGTCCTTTAATAACTGTTGTAACTCGGCAGTAGATCCTACAAACAGATTGTTATTAGTCATAGGTAGACCATCAACAGTTTCTTTGGGCTTCTTCTTTTCGGACATTGTTACCAAGTCTTTGTTTGCATCTACCAAAGTTTTCATTATAGTTGAGACCACTTCATACGCACGAGGATGTTCAGATGCCTTAGCGACATCCAACATTTGCTCAAGGGCTTCAGTGCCAGTCTCGATTATATTATAGAAGTTGGTTCTTGCGTAGTCATAGTCTTTATCCGCATAGTCTACGTTGGTAGCTGTAGCAGGAAGAGATTTCTTATCCACTACAACTTTACCTTCAACCACTTCATCCATAGGAGCAAGTCCTAGGCTATTGCTAATTTCATCAATCATTATGTATCCGTTATTGTTACGATATTTGCCCAATTGTCATCTACGTTAATGTCCGCATAAGGAACACTATCTGCAAGTACGGTCGTTGCCACGTTAGCAGACGTTGACCCTGGTCGAACTTGAATCTTTTCTTCAAAATTGGTTGAAGTTGTGCTGGTGTATATACTTGCTTCTGCGAACTTAATAGTTCTTTTTGTAGCTACTGGACCAAAGTAATAAGCTTTCATAGTAAAGTTTAGAGTCCAAGTGAGTACTCTTCTAGTCTGAAAGTCGCTTTCGTATGTGTCTTCGGTACTGACTGAATTTAGTATAACTGGAATATCTACATAAAAGTCCATAGTATCTATCATCTTAACACTGACAGTAACGTCAGGCTTAAAGTATGGTAGTATCTGTTCTAGTATCTTAGTTCCATCTTCAGTGTACTTAGTCATTATATTTAATGTAAATTCTAGATCATATGGAGCAGGAGTGTGTAGTGTTGTCATTGCACTATCATTCGCACTGATAGACTTACTCTGTCTAGTTAAAGAAGGAAGCTTTCGTGTTGGGTTATACGTCATGCCAGTTATCTCGAAAGACATTCTAGGCAAAGTCATAGCTGGTGCGTCTAGGTTAGGGTCTTGATCTAGCCTAGCTAATAGTTTCTGTACAGGTGCGTAGTTTATTGGTATCGTCATTCTTTTGATTTCAACACCCGCATTGTTCTTGCGACCTATCTGAATATCATTGAAGAGTGTTCCGAATACTGCTACGTATCTACGAGTTGTTTCGTTATAAAAGTGTTGTCCGAACATTAAAAGTTATCCTCACCGAATGGATTATTTTGCGTGAAGTCTACTATGTTATCACCTAGAGTTTCTATTGTTGTATTATCAGCTAACTCATCATATATTTCAACTTCTAGTTTAGACGCAAGTAGCGTTACTGTAGCTCCCATTCCCAAGGTTGTTGTGCTTATATAATGAACTATGACATCGTTAACCGCAGTAAGTGCTGGAGTAATACTAACAGTAGCACCTGTGGTGCCTGGTGTTCCCGAGTACACAATGTTTGCTGTTGTAGATGGTAAGACAACGCCTGTCGAAGGCGAGTTTGTAGTGTAGAATGATATAGGATATCCACCCATAGAACTGTGACTCACATCGAATGTATAAGTTTCTCCCTTATATAGTTGAAGAGTGGGTTGTACTAATAGATCGCCTCTATCTTCAACTTCTTTGACGTAGTATACACCACTTCTGACTTCTGCCACAAATGCTGTTGATTCTGTGTCAACGAATCTGTTTATCTTGTCAAAATAGTTATCTATTACGACATCACCAGTGTTGAATGTTTCGCCACTATATTCAAAGAGTTCCGCACGAAGGTCATAAGTCTGTAGTGAGCCTATTTGATAGAAGATTGCCTCATGCTCTACGTGCTGTAGTTCGAAGAACTTATTGTTCAGCGGTAGATAGATGAGATCGCCTTCACGTGGACGATTAACTTCCGTAATCATACCAACTTCTAGTTCGTATGTTCTCTGTGCCATAGTCATAGTAATCGAGTCACGAATTTGTAGACCGAACTTGGATAAGAAGTCTCCTTCTCCTTCGAATCCGTCAACATTCTTAACGTACATTTCTACTAGATATGCGTCATCAAATGTCGGCAGATCATCTTCGTTCAGTATATCATCTTCAGCTACTTTAGTTCTAGGTAGGTACCATACATCTACGCCGTAAATCTGGATAGATTCAACGACAAGATCCTCGATGAGAGATTGCTCCATCGAGTTTTCATAGTTCTCAAAGTAGTAATTTTTAGCCACTTTAGTTATCCTATCATGTCAACAACAGGCAAAGAGTAAGAGGATATCATTTCATCTTCTAGTTTTTGAATCTCTTGTGCCGCATCATTTAAAATTTGTTCTCCGTTGAACTGGATATTACCCGGTAAGGTCATTCCGTTAAACTTAGTTATATTAGCACCCCATTGATACTTTATCTTAGCTGATGCATAACTTTGCAACCAGCGATCTTTCCATACGTTACCATACGTTGTGGGCTCAACAACTTGATACGCTTCAGCTACCATCCATGTTCCTACTGCTAATCTTTTCCAGTCTGTGTCAACATGTAATCTGTTCACGTGTCTATTGTATCGGATAGGTTGCTTACCTACTAATAATTCTTCCATAAACTGTAAGTTTTGCATTGACATGTAGTAGTTAGTCATGTTATAATTAACCATATCATGTATGTTGTTAAGAACAAATTGATATTGAACATTAAACATACCGCTACTAGCTGTAATACTAGATCCAATAGGGAATAAGTTAACTACGCCAATGATATTCTCAGGCACAGTAATGTAGCCATTAGTTATGTCAGCGGCTGTGATTTGATGCTTTAAAAAAGTTCTCTCAGTTCCGTCAAAGTGATAATCCCAATAGTAGGATAATGCTTCGTCAACTCGATCATCTATCTGATCAACATCAACGTTAATTTCAATAACTGGTTTACCTAACTTTCGTAAGCACCACTCTTTAAATTGTGTTCTTGTAGTAGGCTGTGCCATCTTTACTTCCCATAGTTAGTTTCTATAGTATTTATGCTTATTGTTTCGGTCATTCCATCCATTCCGCAATTGCCGAATCAGCTTCTTCTTCAGATACATAAGCTTCGGTGCATTTCAGTCTATCAGTTTCGTAATAAAAATCGACATACCAATACGTTTCCTCTGTTATGGGACTATCTGCACTAAATTTATTTGTTGTTTTCATTATAAGAACCTCACTACTTCGCCAGAAAATTGACTATATTGATTACTACTATTGCCATAGAAATTACTAAAAGTAGCACCGTAGTTATAAACACCTACTAACTCTCCCTTATTGAGATATTCTCTGGCCGACATATGAATAACAAAGTCTCCAGAAGGTCCCGTTTGCGGTTGTCTACCAAAATCATGAGGACTATTTCCTGAAGCATCAGTCTTTCTGAATGAAATGTTACCACCTGTACTAGAATTTCTGTACACATTGGCACTGAACTGATATATACCATTTGCAGGTGCTTTGTACTTGTAAGTACCTGTGTTATAGTTCAAGGATGAACCGTGAGATAGTTGGTCAAATCCAAAATACTCACCTTGGTTGAGAGTGTCGTTTACTTTACTACTCGTGGTGAGGAAAAACTCGCTTTTAAAGTTAACAAGTTCATCTGACATGCTAGACACATCTGCGGCATCTTGCAATGAATCATAAACAACGACTCCGCCCCAACCACTAGTTATATTACTAGAATGAATTGCCGAACCAGAACTGTTACCCATGCTAGTAAAATCTACATGTACTCTTTTGTATGAATTTGCTTCAACCCATATATCTTGATACTTACAAGGCTGCCCTGAATATGTATGAGCCGTAGTAACAGCTCCTAAGTAGATACGTGTGTTATTGGCATGCTTAGAGTGTGGTTCTATTAATTGATAAGATACTGCTCCATCTGTGTATTGTGCAGAAAAATGATATGTTCTGTTTTCATTACTATAATACTGTGAACCTACCCTCGCATGAAGATTGATTCCATTTGAAGACCAATGTCCTGCTGTAAAGTAAAGTCTTCCTACACGTGCTTTCTTAGGACTACTACTGCCTGCTGTTAGTTGAGGAGAACGTTTAGTGTAATAATTCGCAAATGTAGAACCTTCAGAGAAACCGTAGTAAGAACGAACCTGACCATTCATGCCGATATTTAATAAGTCTGTACCATTATTCTTTCTAAACTCGAAGCCATTCACATCATTCACTCTAAAATCAGCCATTCTCACTGGTCCACCACCAGAGCCTTTATAGAATGCTATTGTAGGAACTGCACTACCTGCCGTAGTATCATTATCGATCATTCGAAGCTCGACATCTGCATCACTTACATCACTATTACCCCAAACGTTTAGTTTACCTAAACCGTTGACCATAGTCATAGAATTGCCAGCTGTTATACTGCCGTCATAGCCTATACCAGCATTATAAACAGGAGAAGATGTGCTTGCAGAAGAGCGTCCGCCAAACGAAAATCTTCCATCTTCGCCCATCTTGAAGAATGCCTGACCTTCATTCGTCTCATCAAATCGATGAGTGCCCCAATTGTAATAGTTGTTTGTCAGGTAAAAATCATTACCGACATTAGCCATTCGAATCGTAGTTTTTTCCTCGCCTGAAGAACTAGTTCCACTTGCCATAGACAGTTGTTCATACGAAGGATTTACTGTAGTTCCTCCTATATGAAGTACGTGTCTAGGGTTGTTACCAGATACTAGTGCTGGAGTCGCACCTATGTTGACTTGTTTGCCAGCGGCAACAATGACGTTGCCACCATTGGTAATACGCATTCTTTCTGAGCCGGCACTAGTACCTAAAAGTAAATCTCCGGTATTACTTGAAGAAATACCAAAGTCATCATCAGCGCCACCATTTACCGCCCAATCACCAGAACCCATATAAGCTCTAGTATTAGCATCTTCCATAAATCTAATTGCCGGATGGTCGCCAACTCTTCTTATGTTAATAGCGCCATTAACTTCTAGCTTTTCACCTGGATCAGTCGTTCCGATACCAACATTGCCGGCACTCTTGATAATCATCTTAGAAGTAGCATGTGCATTAGTTAGGAAGTACATATCTTGACTTGCGTAAGATTTGAGTACCATACCATGACCATTGCCAGCGTATATTTCTCCATAACTTACGTTATTGTCTTTTAATATTAAATCACCACCAGACGCTCCATCAAGATGCATTTCTGCCCAGCCTGAGGCTCTTGTAACATCTAAAGCACAACCTGGATTATCTGTTCCTATACCAACATTTCCTGTTAAGAAATTAAACTCTGATGCCGCAAATTGAAGTGCTACATTAGCTGACCTTGCATCGTTTAAAGCTGATATTCTTAAATTGCCTGACGTTTCTTCAAATTCTAAATTTTGGTTAGTGCTTGTTTTAATATGTAGTTTAGATGCTGGACTCGTAGTTCCTATACCAAGCCCTGTAGTAGTTAGACGCATTTTGTCGCTTAAAGCATTTACCGCATAATCGTTTGCTACTTGAAAAGAAATAGCTCCATGATAATAAATATCGCCACTTAAAAATTCTATTCTTGCAAGAGGGTCAGTAGAACCAACTCTACCTCGTCCTGAAATGTGACCTAAACTAGCATTAGTTGATGATGATACACCCGTTTTATACATGACGATATTACCGTCATCCATTTGTAATTTTTCTAATGGATCAGTAGTTCCAATACCAACTTTGCCATTCGCTAGAATTTTGAATCTGTTAGTACCATTATTAGTAGCAATACCAAAATTTAATGCACTTAATTCCATATTAAGATAGGCACTGTTAGCTCTATCATAAGCTAGTATAAATTGATTATTAGATGCATGAGTAGTAACTTGGGTTTCAATTCCTTTGCCACCATTACTTGCCGCAACTACGAATTGACTTGATGGACTACTCGTTCCTATACCAGCTTTTCCGTCAGCATCAATGCGTATTCTTTCGGTGCCAACAGTTCTAAATGCAAGTTGTGATGCAGATTGGTCAGCTCCGATATATCCAATAGCTGTTCCACCATCTATCCATAAATCTAATCTTTTAGTTCCTGACTCGTTACTCTCTAATCTTATTTTTGGATCAGTTGCACTATTAATTTGTAATTCAGTGGTTGGAGCTGTTATTCCTATACCAACATTTCCGCCATTGAAGAAGGTGTGTCCTGCTGTATCAAGAGCTACTTTATTAACTCCAGCACTTTTTAGTCTCAAGTAGCCTTGATCCATCCCAGCACCAGCACCACTTCTAGGTCCTAGTAAAGCAACGTTATGATCAGCAGAATCTACAGTTACATATGTAGCGTCACTTTTGACTTCTAGGTTCTTGTTAAAGACAAACTTATCACCAGATGATGCGTATGTCAAAGAAGCACTAGCTCCGTCTATCGTGATACCTGCACCGTTTGCGGCACCCGCATTAGCGGCACCAGAAGCTAGTGTCAGATTTATATCATCTACTGTGAGTGTTGTTGAATTTATTTGTGTTTGAGTGCCGTCAACTTGCAAGTTACCAGCGATAACAACTGTGCCACTGTTGTTACCATGAACTGCAGGATCGATAACGAATGACGCTGGACCTCTAAGATATCCTGTGAGAGTTGTATTGACAGCGGATAAGTTACCCGAGAGAGTTGTATTAACAGCGCCTAGAGTGCCTGAGATTGTTGCGGCTGCGAATGTGGGACTATCGCCTGTAGATACGCCTTGATTTAAAGCTTTAATAGATGCAATCGAAGTTAGCTCCGAATCCATCAAAGCTCCTGCCGCTGTAACATTCGTTGCGTCTGTTACATCAGCATTAGTCTCAACTGTGTTTAGTTTAGTGCCATCATTGGCGAGGTCTCTTCCATCTACAGTACCTGTTACTGCAATGTTACCACCCACTTCTAGCCCATTCTTGACTACAAAATCTTTATTCGTTGCCACGGTTCACTCTCCCCAATAGCGTTTATGTGTACTATTATTTATAAAGCGTTGTATGCGTCCACTACTGAAGCTGGCGTTGCATCTACGATAGCTTGGGCTGCCGCACGTTCTGCTACATCTACAGTGATTAATGGATTCTCAACAACCTCTGATACTTCTTCACCGTCAGCATTTAACGTCCCTTGAGTAACTGTAGCACTAACTGCTTCAACTGCACTTACACTTACGTAAGTCTCTGTAATATCCCGCATAGCAAACGTACCGTCTTCTGAAAGTGTGTCATTTCCGTCTGAATCTACAATTCTTTCTTCACCTATAACACGTGTAGAGGTTACTTCTGCACGACCAACTGATACGATGTAATCATCCAGTCTTAAGATCGCTACAGTATATTCGGCAAGTTGTTTAGTCGCTAGCCATGCTGCCGCTTCTGTTGCTACCCAAGAAGGTACGTCACCAATTGCTGTTGATTCTGCCATACTCTTTGGATACAAAGCCTTGATCTCTGCCATACGATCAGCCCAGATTGTCGTACTATTAATACCGTCCCAGTACTGCATATCGAGTTGATCTTCTGTAGATGGATAGGCTTCCTTACGTAGATTGGCAAAACCTTCAGATATTACGTCAGGACCAACCACTGTATCGTTTTCAAGAGCGATATCTTCTATGAATTGTCTATATTCCATATTGTCGGCAACACGAGGAATAGACATATTGCCCTTTCCTATCGTGTAGTTGCCGTCAGTGAGTTGTAATTTATAAGCCATTATATGTTTCTCCTATATTTGATAATACTATTTATATGCCTATAAGTCAGCACTAAAGTTAAGTGATGCACCAGCGAGTACCATTGCCCA